GTCAGAAATGATAATACAAGAAGAATTGTTGAGTTTGCGAATACAAGAAGGGAATATGTCGATGAACTAAAAAGCCTTATTCTAAGTAAATTTGGAGATATTCCTACTGAAACTTTTATACCATCACACACTGGGAATGATGGATCACACAGAAAAGACACATGGAAAGTTTCGTATAGAAAAAATAGTGGCATACTGAACTTTCTTGAGTCAATTGGTGTAACATCAAAAGAAAATAGAGAGCATGGGATCCTTGAGTACGCATTCAACTTTACAGAGGAGTCGCTAAAGTGGTTTCTCAATAGGCTAATTTCTGGAGACGGATGTGTATCAAATGTTTATAGTAAAAACTTGGAAAGGTATGTCTCTACAATATCAATATCATCTGGAAGCGTGTCATTTCTTGAAAAGCTAAGGCTTCTAATCAAAAGAGCGGGAGTATTAAACCAGAAAATATACAAACAACATAATGACTCCCTGTCTGTAGCCCTGAATATAAGAAAAGTGGACGATGTAATAGCCTTTCTGAGATTTACTGGAGAAATATTTGGAAAGGGAAAGCAGTCTACACTTGCACTTGAAACGGCGGTAGAAGTATCTTCAAATAGAAAATCAAAAGGAGATAGACGTAAATTTAGTACAGTTTCAAGAGTTCTTATCGAATCTATTGAATATTATGGGAAAGAAGAAGTATATGACATTGAGGTTGATACAAGACACAACTTTATAGCCAATGGAATAATAACACACAACTGTAGCGCAAAAAGAAAAGTTTTGCGATGTGGAAGACGTGTTGGAAAATCATTCTCAATGGCAGTAATGATAACAGAGGCACTATTAAGGAATGAAGACTATAGAATACTTGTAGTAACACCATTCGAAGTCCAGGCTGAAGAGATTTTTAACTTAGTAAAACAACTACTAAATAACGTTAAAGGTATAGCTGTATCTGAAATAATCGAAAGATCAGTATCTTCACCTACGCATTTTATTAAATTAAAAAATGGATCAAGGGTTAGAGGTTTCACTACAGGGTCTTCTGGTGCTGGTTCTGTTCGGGGACAGGGTGCTGATGAGATCTTCATTGACGAAATCGACTATATGACAGAGAAGGATTTTAACTCTATCATGGCGATTCTTGCCGACGCACCGGATACAAAATTGACAGTAGCATCAACACCAGATGGTGAAAAAATGTTATATAAACTATCAAGAACTGTTACTTATAAAGAATTCCATTTCCCAACTTTTGTTTTACCACACTATAATGATGAACTTGACAGGGATTTACGTGACACAACTGATGATATTGGTTATGTACAGGAATTTATGGCTGAATTTGGATCCTCAAGATCATCTGTCTTCCAAAAAATCTTTATAAAAAGAGCCTTAAATCTCGCTACAAATATATACATAGAAGATGTAATGGAAGATAGAAAAAGATATGCGCTGGCGCTTGGATGTGACTGGAACCATGAGAATATAGGTACAAAGATTTGTATATCTGCAATGGACAGAAGAACCCATATCATATCTCCAGTTGTGTTTGAGAGTGTATCAAAAGAAGGATGGACTCAAACATCCGCAATGGACAAAATAATAGAGCTAAATAGACTATATGTTCCAGAACACATTTATGTTGATGAAGGATTTGGCTATGCGCAAATAGAGATGTTAAAGAAGTTTGCCATAAGTAAATATGGTAAGACTGAGTTATCAGATCCAGATCTAAAACTTGCTAATATAATTGGTGTTAATTTCTCTTCCAGTGTTAAAATAAGAGACCCAAAAACAAACGAAGAAAAGAATAGGTTCATTAAGCAGTATATGGTAGAAAATGCTGTTTCGTTTTTCGAAGAAGGCCTGGTATCACTAGACCTGGAAAGAGACAAGACCCTAGAGGACGAACTCACTGGATACATAGAAAAGAGTAGAACCCCTAGTGGAAGAATAGTTTATGCTGCATCTAATCCAAAAATAGGTGATCATAACCTTGATGCCTTCATGCTTTCACTGTATGCTTTACATATGGAATACTCAGACCTATTTAAGGATAGGGGTATGCCAGCGGTAGCAGTAGTGTTATCTGGACCAGAAAAAATTGAAGTACAATCAAGATCTTCCACATTAACCGGGAATAAAGACCTTGCCTATTTTTCAGAACCTGTTAAAAGATTACATTATAGAACAACAAGTTTCGAAGGTGAAACTCAAAGACCCTATAGAGGGGGAAGAACAAAGAGTTTAGTTTCTAGCAGGTGGACATTTAGCTAATGAATATATTAGAACTAGTAGATATTGATATTCCAACAACTTCTGATAAGGTCGAGTTTTATACTGTTGACCCAGAAACCTTTTCGTTTGTAAAATTTGGCACAGATCTGCTTGGTACGAACAACACCGGTAAAGTAGTATCAATGTATGTGATAACAACAGAGGATATTGCTAATCTGTCAATAGGGGTACAAACATCAAGTAATATAATCGCTAAGGTAAAAGAAGGTAGCGGAATACTATCTGACTTTTCCGTAATGTCAAATAATAACAACATTAACTTACTTAACGTAACCCAGAATACACCAGTAAGAATAACACTATTTTTCTCTATCACAAAGAATGAATGGGAAGATGGTGAAATAGAAATGGTATGGAGCTACCCATAATGGCATCTGATATTGAATTGCTCGAAAAGGCATCTGAACTACAAGATAAAATAATGAATAGTGGTGCTGGCCTAATGTCAGTCGAAACCAATAATGGTGAGGTTCTTGCAGCAATAGAGAGAATGTTTGGTGTGAGCACAAATGTTATTACGTTTGAAATGTTTACACAGGCAGTAAGGGGACTTTATAGATCTGGTATAATCCATGGGTACGAAAATGCTTAATGGTATAATTACGTTTACTGGAGATAATGATAGCGAGAATGAGCTAAGTGAAGCATCAAGGGCCGAATTATATACAAGGATATATAAATGGGCAGCAGAAGACTTCACATCCGTCGCTGATGAAAAGGCATTTATAGAAGACCTATTAAAGTGGGCAAGATCAGTAGAGAAAAGACTTACTAGACTTGGTTATAATCTGGCAAGCCACACACATCCAGTGTTACCACACTGGCATGTTGGTGCAGGTCCGCAAGTTGGTGGACAAACAACATTAATGCCAAAAAGTCCAGATAGATTAAGATGGCCGACCGAACCAATGTTTAAAATGATCCAGAACACAACTGGTGCTAAATCAAACTTTAAAGAAAATAAAATAGTAGACAACAGAACACCAAAAATAGGTGATGTTGAATTTGGGAAAACTGGCAGACAAATGACAATACCAATACTAAAAAATAAAAACTTCAATAAGGTAATAGTAAAGTCATGATACTAAAGGCAGAAGGCAAGAAAACTAGCACCAATAATAGCGCAAGAGATCTATCCCTTATAATATCAGAATTCTCTAATACTATTGCAAAATATGAGTGTGAATCAAATATACCAATAACAATGTGGGTTGAGCTAGAAGAAAACAAAAATGATCTAATAAGAATAATTAATATAATAAATGATGAAGATGTAGACCTAGGTAAGTATGATCCAAATAATGATATTCATTCTACAATCTGGGGTGGAAATGATTTATACCCATACAAGACGGAATATGGGGATTACATAAGCAATACAAATATATCCTCAAATAATTGTAATTTTTGTAATCCATTAAAGGTGGATTTTAACCTAAAACTACAAAAACCTTCGATAAAAGCAAACCTAGAGCTATCAATAGATATTGGGAATATGATGTTTTCAAGTAATGCACCGATAGTATGTTCTACTGCACTAGTCATGTCACAGGGGTGTATACCTGATCTAGTTAGAATAATAGGGATGTTACTGATGGCATTAAGTACTATTGTTTCTTCCGTAAATCTTGAATCGCTATCTTTATCTTCATTTATATCAGCAACACTAGGGGCAGTATTAGATATATCAATTAAAAAGGGTATGTTTATGTTTAGCGTGTCTGTTTCTAAGAGTGAATGTCTATCTGCAACCATAAAAGAAATACTATCTTATCTGCCAACAAGTCAGTCAATGAATGATAGGCTAGACCCGGAACTATTAAAGAAATTTGGTTTATATAATAAAAATCCAACAAACTATGTAAAAATGTTCGAAGCACTTGACAAAAGTCTCACTATAAATGGAAAGGATGGTATTGATAAAGCTTTTGATGGAATGTCACAAATGACATCAGTAATAGACAATGCGATACAGCATGTTAACGACTGGCTGGAAGGTTTATTTGGTTTAAGTAGTTATATTCCCTGTGAAAGAGAAAGAAGTAATTCTAAGCCATCAACACTGATAGAGCAAATCATGAATCTTATTACTATGATAAATACAATAAGGGCCATAATAGACAAAAAATACCAAAAGGAACAATGTGGGTCGATAGGCACACCAGCAGACGGGTCTAGTAATACATTAACTCCAGATGATGTTATTGACATAATTAACGATATAATAGATATAGATAAAATAATTAAAGATAATGATGGCAATACAATAGCAATTATACTACCTTCAGTTGGGCTTAAAACTGTTTATATTGATACATTTGGGTGTAATCTTCCACACTTTATGGACTTTGTTACTGATATGTTTAATAATCCAGAGTACAACACATCTTTAGAGGTGACTCCTAATACTAATACTGTAATGGGTGAGAGTGAAGAACAAAGAACCTCTTATGAGTCTGACTTATTTCAGTCGACTAATACAATAAGAAGTCCATCCTCAAGCTATAATGCTAAACGTCCAACAATAGTAAGTATAGAGGATATAGATGAAAACCAAAAACTAGCTGAAGACTATATTAATATATCTGACACATTGACTATCGTATCTGGACTTATTAATAGAATAAGGGAAGATAACATTATATCTCAGGAATTAATAACAAGAAATCCAATTCCAGATAAGGACTCTGACTCTGAGGAAAACAAACCAATAAGTGTTTATGATAATAAGACAGTAGTAAGATCAATAGATGATATAATGAAAGAACTAGACACGTTATCAATGAACAGAAATGTAACCATGAGCACATCAGGGGAATGTAAGAAATGACCGAAGTATTAGCCACTATCAAAAGTGATAGATTCCGCAAAATAACAAGTGGGTCTGCGTCACGTTTCGGCGCATACATAATGGGGAAACGCTACGTAAGTGGTGAGTATAACCTTTTTGAATATGGAAGAATATTAGATACAGAAGCATTAGCTGCAAAGGCTATAAATAGAAAAATAGCAGTGACCTTTAGGAATGGATGGTCGATTAAGTCGGATAATGTTAAGTTTTTGAAAAGAATAAAGCAGCGACTCAAAGAGATTGAATTCGTTACGGATACATCATTCGATACACTATTAGACCAAATAGTGAGAACACTGTATATCCACAATAATTGCTATGTATTAGTAACAAGAAGTGCGAGATCTTCAACCTCTAAAGGCAACAAGAAACAGCCGATAGCCGGACTATCAGTTTTACCAGTTGAGACGGTAGATATACTACTTGATCCAAATGGTAATATTCTAGGATATAAACAAAGGGTAGGTGCATGGAAAAAAGAATATACTAAAGATGAAGTTATTCATATTGCCACAGATAAACGTCCAGGTATGATACTAGGTACTCCACCATTAGAATATGTTAAGGATGATATTATTGCGCTTCGTAAAATAGAAGAAAACGTAGAGTTGCTTATTGACAGAAGTATTTTTCCACTACTACACGCTAAAGTTGGTAATGAAAGTAATCCTGCTACAATTCTACAGGATGGAACTTCTGAGGTTGATCATATTGCATGGAAGCTAGAGACTATTGATAAGACTGGCGGACTTGCTACTAATGAAAGGGTAGAAATAAAAGCTATCGGAGCAGAATCATTAGCATTACGTGTTGAATCATATTTAAATTACTTTAAGTCCAGGGTATTAATAGGACTTGGGGTTTCAGCTATTGACTTAGGTGAAGGGGACTCTTCCGGCAGATCAACAGGAGAGGTTTTGTCATTAAATATTATAGATACAGTAGAACAATATCAAAAAACAGTAGAAACTTTCTTTAATAGAATTTTCTTGGAAATGTTATACGACGACAAAATGATAAAGAATATATATGCCGTAACAGAAGAGAATGAAGTTTATCTTGATTTTCATCCTTCGTCACAAGAAAAAGATATTAAAACAGGTTCACATTATGCAGACCTTTATGGTAAGGGTGTTGTTACTGTTAATGAAGCTCGTGAAAAAATGGGCAAAAAAGCTTTAGCAAAAGACCAAGAAAAGGATATGTTCCATAAAAGAACGGAGAAAAAAGATGAAGGGTCCAAGCTTTCAGGGAATATAGCCAAACCAAAGAATCAACATACAAAATCTTCCCTAGATATGAAAATACCAAAATCACTCGTGTCTAATGAAACTAGAAACTATGCCCTAAGTAAAATATCCACTGTTGTAGATAGACTTGAATATGGTATTGATGATGAAGGTTTAATTAAAATATCTGAACGTGTTCTTGACAGACTTATGTCAAACATAACATTATCTCAGGAAGAAACAATAAAAGAAGAAGTCACGAATTATATACTGGAGTAAATAATGACTAAAAAAGTACCAAAGAAAATTGTGGTAACTATTGATGCTACCCATTCAGGTATTGTTAATGGCAACTATTTCATGTATCTTCCAGATGGGATGAAGATGGGTGAAGAGTCATTTACAAAGCCTTATAATAAACCTGTAACTGATGGACATCCTAAATTCTATGAGAACGAAAAAGAAACACCAGTTATCGGTAGAATCATAGGTGCAAAGTATGAATCCTATGGATTGAATGACACTATGGATAGACTAAATCCAAAATCAGAAAATATAGTTGACGCTGTTCAAGAAACATATAGAATGCAGTTAAAGGATAAGAGTTTTAAAGGCCTAGGACACATGCAAGTCCAAGCCGAAATTACTGATCCTGAATCTATTAAACAGGTTGTTGATAAACGTAAACTCACAGTATCAATTGGAGCATACCTAGATAACGCAAGGTGTTCAGTATGTGGTTCTAAATGGGGTCAATGTGAACATGAAATTGGTGGTTCATATGATGGTTTATCTGCGTTTAGAGTTGGTGGTAGAATGAAGTTCGACCATCTTGCCTTTGTAAAAACGCCAGCCGATGAAAATGCTATGGTTTCTAGTGTAGAGATCACAGATAATAATGATGGATCATTTAATATTATGGTCTATGATGAAGTACAAATAATGGAGTTTACAGAAGTGAAAACATTAAAAGAAGTATTCATTGATTCCTTTAACGCTATGATGGCTGGATCTGAATCAAGAGTCTTAAAAAAGGAACTCGCCGATTCATATGCAGAGGCATCAGCTAAAGGAAGACAACACTCTTACCTGTTTACGGACACAAAAGAAGTGTATCTAAAGAACCCTCTCGGATTAGCCATTTCAAAATTGGTTATTGATGAAATCGAAGAGACTGAAGTAAACAAGGAAGAATTAACTGCACTTAGAAATGTTATTGACACATTGATTGAAAGTGGTAAAATTCTCCCACTAAAAGCTGAAGATGAAACCTTCCAAGATATTTTTGATAAAATGACTGAAGAAGTAGTTGCAAAAGAACCAGAAGCAGCAGAACATAATAACACTGCAACTATTGGAACTCTTGATCAATCTACTATTGACAGTATCGCAGATGCCGTTTATAACAAAATTAAGCAAGATGCAATTAAGACTGATAGTTACACAAAAGGAAGAGTTAAAACACTTGAATTGGCAGTGATTGAACTTGAAGATAAACTTGATCAATCAGATAAAGAAATTCTTGCTTTTGCACATAAATTTGATAAAGATATTCAAGACGCAGAATCTGCAAGAGAATTCTTTATGAAGATGGAAGATACTACTGAGCCAGAAGTCGAACTTGAAAAATTAAAGATTAACGATAATATTATTCAGGCAGAAGACCAAACTGGCAATGAGCAATCTGAATCTACAGAAGTTGTAGACGAGTTCGACCTAAGAGCAGTTGGCGACACCTATAGAGATATTCTAAAGGAAAAAGGATTCAGAGACGCTAAGGCTTATATAAAGGGCCTTAAAGATAGTAAAAAAATTCCAGAGAATTTTATACTTTAATTAGGAGAATAAAATAAAATGACTGATTTTAGAATCAATCCAGATATGGGTTACAAACCATATAACCAAACAGGTTTCGTAACTCCTGATATTGAGCACAGTGAGGGTATGCGCCCTGCTGGGAGCTTTATGCCTGCCAACTATTTACCACAAGTACGTTTTGATATTTTCTTCAAGACTGCAATCGTGGTATCTGCTGGTAAACCTGTTGCTTTTGATAGTAACGGCAGATTAGTTCCAGCTGGTCTTGCATTAGAACTCGCACTAGGTGCAGCTTCAACACTTGTATATACACAAGCAGACGTAGACCAAGGAACTCTTAATGCAGAAGGTGATCTGGTTACTGTTGGCGAGAAAGTAGTAACTTCAATGATTGCTGCTGGTATTACCGTGTCTAACCACGTTGGTATCGCGCCATATAACTACTTTAAAGCTCCAGGTGGTGATGGTGAAAATCCAGTAGACTACACATTTGGTGGTTTTAATGCACAACATAAAGTAGCATTCCTAACCGACTATGTGATTCGTGTACCTGTTGCAACAGCAGCTGGATACTCTACAGCAGTAATGCCTGGTATCACTGCACTGATTGGTAACACTGGAACAGTTAAACCTGGCCAATACATCACATACGATAAGGACTCAAACTTTGTTGTAGCTGATGCAGCTTATGGCAAGGGTGCCAACCCAGAACGTGTTGCCGGAATGGTCCTACAAGTAGAAACAGGAAATCCAGCTCTTATGAATATTATCCGTTCACCTACTGTCGGTACAGACAAGTTTGGTGACCCGTTAGCTCGTTTGAATGGTACAGCGACAGGCGGAAAAGAGCAGGCAGTTTACTATGCAAACGGTTATGCTACAGCTACAATTAACCTGATCGAAAGATAATAAGGAGATAATAAAAAATGAGTTACTATTCACATGATGAATTACAGGTTCTTGACGAAATCAGAGAACTTAAAGCTGTAGTGGCTTCTGGTGGTAAAACAGCAGAAGGTGTTAAGCTGACAGTTGCTGACGCAATGTCAATGCCTAATGCACCGTTAGTCTTTAGACGTGTTATTACAGAAGTTGTACAAGAAGCTATTGAACCTACATTGATTGCATCCAGATTACTTGACCGTATTGAATACGATGGTTATGGTAGCACAATCACATTCGGTACTGTTGGCTCTATGGGTACAATGAATCTGGACATGGCTGAAGGTGGTGAATATCCTGAATACACCGTTCCTGCTACTGGTCAAGGTAATATGCATGTAAATATCGGTAAAACCGGTATCGCAATTAAAATTACCGAAGAAATGCTGAAGTACAGCCAATGGGATCTTATCGCTCTACATATGCGTCAAGCTGGTTATGCCCTTGCACGTCATAAAGAACGTAAAGTATTCAATATGCTTAATAAAATTGGCTTCAAAACATTTGACAACCTTGCTCCTGCTACTGCTGAAATTGGTAGAACAAGCGGTCGTAATATTACTGGTGCTGGCAACGGCTCAATGACAGTAGACGATCTGTTTGACATGTATGCGAAGTCAATGGAACGTGGGTATACCCCAGACGTAGTTCTTGTTCACCCGCTGTCATGGGCAACCTTTATTAAGGATCCAGTAATGCGTGAAATGAACCTTAACTTCGGTGGTGGTGGTTGGTGGAATGGTACGCCTAAAAACGTAGCTCCATCACTAAGCTCAATCTGGAAACAACTTGGTCGTACTGGTAAACCTACCTCTAATCCTTCAAGAGAAGAAAGAGAAGGTACACAAGAGTCAATTATCTCTATGCCATACAAGTTCCCATTTGGTAACTTGACAATCATTCCATCGCACAATGTACCGTTCGATCCTATCAACAAAACAACTTCCATCATCATGTTGGATAGTAAAGAGCTTGGTGCTCTGGTTGTTGCAGAAGATCCAACTACAGAAGAATGGGTAGATATGGCTCGTGATATTCGTAAAGTAAAGATCCGTGAACGTTATGGTATTGCACTGTACAACGAAGGAAACTCTGTTTCTGTTGCACAAAATATTAGTATCGAACCTAACGCTCTTGCTCTGCCACCTACTGCAATGGTTACTGGTTTACCTGAAATCATCCGCAAGTAATAAGTAAAAGAGTTACAAAAAATAAGGAGGGTCTAATCGACCCTCCTGAAAATTAAAGAGGTCACGATAATGTCGTATACAATCACACTAAAAAACGGTTCATTTTTCTTTGCTGGGGCAATCGCTATCGTAGGGAATGGTAATAGTGTTACTGTTGAAGAACCACTTGAAGTAAATGTTATTAAGGCTATTAATATTTCACAACTCTCAGGTGTAATTGATTCAGACGTTCCACTTTACGTTGAGGAAACTTTAGAAGCCAATATTTTTATTGAGAGTGAAGTAGCCGAAGAAGCAACCACTCCTGAAGAAGAAACGGACAGTGAACCAACAAAAGTTGAAGAACTGGAACCCGAAAAAAAGGGCGGAAGAAAAACAAAAAGGGGCTAAACTATGGCTGTATCAATAACAGAGATAGTCAATAGCACTAATGAACTGGCTGCATTTCCGTTAACAGGTGATGTGGCCTTTTTCATTTCAGAGTCTATTGATAATATCGAACAAAAAGTAAGAGTAGTAAAAAAGGATACAACTGCACCAAATCTGGCATCATTTCTATATACGCAATTAGGAAGATCAACAGAAGACTATATCCCCGACTATAATGTAGAACTAAATACTGTGACAAAGAAGGTTACGGTACATCTGCGTTCATTAATTCCATTAGAGAATTATGTAATATTATTTAATACACTCGATGGAGAAGGTACACTCTCAGAGAGTACAACTAGTGGGCTTGGTAGTGTTTCTGTTAGTAATTATAGAACTGGACCTCAGGAAGTTCTTTCTCTTAAGCTAACGGCGTTATCTGATTCAGAATATATTGGTGATTCTTTCAGAACTACATTTGGAGTACAGGTAAATTCAGAACCTGCACTATCAAAGATCATAGACCATTCATCACCATATGAATACTATGGAATTAATATAGTATTATCTAGTGATCCATTTATTTCTGGGGATTATTTTCATTTTACCTTTCCGGCAGTATCAGATAATGAACTATTCCTAATAGATCTAAAAACGACTAATATAGAATCACTTGCACAAACAATAAGTGCAGAAACAAAAAGAGTAAATGAGCTAGACCTAATTGCATTCTACGAAGAA